TCATGACGATGCGAATTTCGGAGTTGCTGCCTCATGGACGAAAAATCCCGGACGGGTGGCTTTGATCAGCGTTTCCTTAGGGCGACCCTAGCCCTCTGGCTTATTTGAATGTTTATCTTGTAGTTTTTTTGCCAGCTCTGCGACGCGCTCTGCCCGCATGTCGACAATTTCTTCCAAGGCATATTCAAGAATCTCAAACGCGTCCAGAAGATCTTTTTTCATTACCGAAGAGTCGTGAGCACCTGTATTCCCTAGCCACTTCAGGGCCATAAGTTGCGCTCCGACGGCTTGATTCTGAGACATGAAATGCTCAATTCGATGGTGGAGCTTGAGCTGCCGAACTTTCTGATCTTCCCTAGTTATTTCAGTCGGCACGCCGATGTGATCCATCAATAACTCAAGCACTACGCGTAATCTTCCGGCGCAAGCTGGCCGGTGGCTCCAGAACAACGAAAATGCAGATTTAAGTTCTTCCTTGATTTCTCTAGGACATTTTTTAGGGATTTCGATGATCCATGGCATCGGATGGCAGTGTTTCGGGAGAAAGTACTCTAGCCAGTCAACCCCATCTTCATCATAGACTTCGTTGATCCCGCCATTTCCAGATATGCAAAATCGCTGTCCGCACCCTGGATTAGTGCAGTAGGCCCATGCTGTAAACGCATAATCAATCCAGTCAGGGTCCCAGCCGTCGTCGTTTCTCCACCTCACCGACTCAGCGGTTTCCTCGAATCTGAACGCTCCTTCTTCAAGATGGGTATGCCCCATTTTGCATACCGGACAACGCCACGCAGGAACGGACGTCTCTGTGATTACCTGCTGCCAAACTTCTCGATCCATCGATGCCACCCTTTGAGCGATAACACATCATCCATGGATTTATAGCTTCTTCAACTCCCGATCCACCGCCCGCTGGGCATTGGCCTTGCTCGCGTAGAGGTGTGTCAGGCGCTTGGGCTTGCTCTGGTCGCCGGCGGTGAGCTTCTTCTGCTCGCCTGTTTTCTCCTCGCGGTACCAGGCGACGACGCCGGTGTAGTCGCCGTCGTGGTCGGCCAGCAGATCCACGTCATCGCCATCGGGCAGCTTGGATTCCAGCTCCAGGCTGGTGGTGTAGCTGTCCGGCGTGAAGCTGTGGCGCAGATTGCCGCCCAGCCAGACGATGGCCGAGATCTCGGCCTTGATGCCGAGCAGGCTGTAGGTCTGGTCGGGGGTCAGCTCCGGGCGCCCCTTGGCCAGCATGTAGCTGAGCGTGGCGGTACCGCGCTGCAGGCGCCCCCACTCGGCGCGGGCGGCGCGCAGGGCGCTGGCCTGGTCGGCGTAGCTGTGGCGCAGCTCCTTGAGGTTGTCGCCGCCGCCGGCGATGGCCTCCTTCTTCTCCGCGCTGTTGATCTCGTAGTAGTACGCCTTGACGCCGGTATAGCTGTCGCGGTCGGCCTGCAGGAAGCGGTGCTGGTCGCCGTCGGCCCGGGTGAGGGTGACGTGCGGCAGGCTCAGGCCGCTGGCGGTGGTGCTCTTGCCGGCCGGCATGAACAGCAGGCGCCCGGCCTTCACGGTGCTGATGGCGTCGTGTTGCAGGCCCAGGCGGCTGAGCAGGTTCGCGTCGCTCTCGTTGGCCTGGTCCAGGTGCAGCAGCTCGATGGCCGCCAGGATGGGGCTGATCACTGGGGCGAGGCCATGAGCCGCGGCGATCGAGGCGATGATCGCGCCCAGGGTGGCGCCGTCCCAGCTGCGCTCGCGTTTGACCTTGAGGCCGCCGCGCAGGTCCGCGCTGCGGGCGCGGATGCTGAGCACGTCCGGGGCGCCGCTGTGCTCGGTCTCGTCCACGGTGTAGCTGCCCTTGTCGACCAGGCCGGTATCGCTCCAGCCCAGCCACAGGCGCACGGTGGCGCCTCGGGGCGGGATGGCCAGCAGCCCGTCGTGGTCGCTGAGAGTGATGTCGAGCTGGTCGGCCTCCATGCCGCGGTTGTCGGTCAGCTCGATGCTGACCAGGCGCTGCTCGATGTCGAGGGTGATATCGCGGCCGTTGACCACCACGCGGCAGATCGGCTTGGGGTAGGACGTCGCCTCACGGTAGCGGTTGGCCGCGTCACCGAGCAGCGCGCCGGCTTGGCTGAGCACGCTCACAGCAGCCCCCGCAGGATGCCGCCGACGCTGCCGGTGAGGCTGCCCAGCAGATCGACGCGGCCGTCGTCGATGCGGCCCAGCTTGAGGTTGAACTCGATTCGGCGGGCGGCGCCGTCACGGAAGAACAGGGTGCGCGTCTCGCTGAGCGACTCGATCACCCACAGACCGAAGATGCGGCCGTCGCCCTGCACCAGGGGCCAGGCCTTGCCGGTGTCGGCCATCATGCGCAGGGTGTCGAGGCTGAGCGGGCTGCCGACCAGGCCGGGCAGCAGCACGCCGGGCAGGGTAATGCTGTCCTCGCCGCGCCCGAGGTACTGGCGCGCCGGGTTGGTGCCGATGCGGCTGGTGGAGCCGTGGCGCCAGTCCGTCTGCCGTTGGAACTCCTGGTAGGCCAGGGTCTCCAGGCTGAACACGAACATGCCGAGGGCCATCATCATGGGGTGTTACTCCTGGTCGCCGAGGGCCGAGCGCACGCGGGCAGCCTTGCCGCGCTCGCGCTCGTCCAGCAGCTGGTTGAACATCTGGCGCAGGCCTGCGGTGTCGGTACCGGGCGCCGCGTGGATGGTGATCTGGTAGGTGTCGCCCTGGACGACCATGGGCGCGCTGCTCGCTGCGGCGGAAAGCGGCGGGCGGTTGTCCATGGCCATCGCTGGGCCGCTCATGCCGAAGCTGACGGCCCCGGCTGCCGCCAGCTGCTTGGCCATGGCGGTGACGGCGCCCAGCGGGCCGCCCTGGCCGCCCACCAGCCCCTGCTCCAGGCCCTGCATGGTGAAGCCGCCCAGCTCGGCGAACACGCGCGACGGCGAGTGGATGCCGAGCTTCTCCTTGAACCAGCCGACGGTGCTGTCGCCGACGCCGCCGATCGCAGCCTTAACGGCGCCGAGCTTGTTCTTGATGCCGTTGACCAGGCCGTCCAGGAGCATGCCGCCGAAGTCGGAGAATTTGGCTGGCAGCTCAACGCCGAAGTAGCCCATCAGGCCGGCGAAGGCCCGGTAGAACAGCCCCTGCGGGGAGAAGTTGAGGATCAGCGTGGCGATGCCGGCGAGGCCGCCAGCGAAGCCCTGCTTGATCTCCGCCCACAGGCCCAGGAAGAACGCCTTGACCGGCTCCCAGTTCCGATAGATCAGGTAGGCCGAGGCGGCGATGGCGGTCACCGCGAGGCCGATGGGGTTCATCATCAGCGCTCGGCCGATGAACAGGATCGCCTTGCCCACCATTGGCAGCACGGCCTTGCCCAGGTTGAGCAGAACGGTACCCAGGCTCGCGCCCTTGATGCCGAACAGCGTCAGCGCATAGCGCGCCATGGCGAATGGGCCGAGGAAGCTGGCCAGGCCCAGGGTGACGGCGCCGAACCCAGCGGCCAGCGCTGCCACGCCGGCCACGGTCTTGATGATCTGCCCGGCAAGCTCCGGATTGGCCTTGACCCAGTCGGTCACCCGGCCGATCACGCTGTTGAAGCTCTCGAACAGCTCCACAAGCGTGGGGCGCAGGGTCTCGCCCAGAGTGGCCGAGAGATTGAAGGCGCGGTTCTTGGCCATGTCCATGCGCGCCGATATCAATTCGGCGCGGATGTCCGCTTCGCGCTGCATGGAGCCCGAGCCGGCGGTGGAGTTGGCCATGTCCAGCTGACGCCGGTACTCGCCGATGTTCTGGGCCAGCTTGGCGGCGTCGTCGCCGAACTCCTTGCCGAACAGCTGCGTCGTGACGCCGAGCTGCTCGGCCTTGGGCAGCTTGTTGATGGCGTCTAGGACCTGCTGCAGCGTGCCCGTCGCGTTCTCGGCCATACCGCTCTGCAGCGCCTCGGCCTCGAGCCCGAGCGCCTTGAGCCCGGCCTGGAAGCGCTTGGGCTGCTGTGTGGCGATCGCCAGCTCGCGGATCATCGCGTTGGTGGCGGTGCCGGCCACCTCGGCGGTGGCGCCCAGGGTGAGAAAGGTGGAGCCCAGGGCGGCGGCGTCCTTGTAGCTCATGCCCACCGAGGCAGTGACGCCCGCGGTGCGCTGCAGCACTTCGATGATGTCCGCGCCCTTGGACTTGGCGTTGTCGTCCAGGTAGTTGATGGCGTCGCCCAGTTGGCTGACGTTCTGGATCGGGATCTTGTACAGGTCGGCGATGCGCGCAAGGTTCTCGCCGATCTGGTCGGCCGGCAGCTCGAACGCGGTGGCGGCATTGGCGGCCACCTCGGCGAACGCCAGCAGGTTGCCCTTGCCGGTCACGCCCATGCGCGCCGCGCCTTCCACCAGGGCGGCGATTTCGGTGGTGGCCATGGGAATGCGCTCGGCCATGGCCTTGATGGCATCTGCCATCTCGAAGTAGGTGCTGGTGAGCTGCCCGTTGCCGTCGCGGGCGCCTTCCACCTGCTTGGCCACGCCGGCCATGGCGTCCTCGAAGCCCATGTAGCTCTGCACGGTGCTGAGCACCGGCACGCCCATGGCGGCCCCTGCCGCGGCAGAGCCTGCACCGGCGCCCGCCATGCTGCCGGCGAGCTGCTGCGTCTTGTCGTACTGAGCCCGGGCCATCGCGAGCTGCTTGGTCTGCGCGGTCAGGCGCTGCATGCGCCGCCCCTGCTCGGTGATGGTCTGGTTTGTCTGCTCGATGCGTTGGCGCAGGTCGCGCTCGTGCTGGCTGAGGTTGCGCGTGCTGATGCCAGCGGCGCTGAGCTTGTTGCGCAGGCCCTGGAGCTGCACCTGCTGCTCCTGGTGCTGCCGCTTGAGGGCGGTGGCTTCGCGGATGGCGCCCTTGAGGTCGCGGGTCATCTGCCGGGTGGGCACGCCAGTGGCGGCCAGGTCCTTGCCGAGAGCCTTCACGCGCTCGCGGGCCGCCTGCAGGGCGGTTTCGGTCTGCTCGCTCGCGGCGCGCAGGGTGCGCCAGCTGCTGACGTCGCGCTGCTGCGCTTGCAGCGTCTTGAGCTGGTCGCGGGAGTCCTTGAGGGCGCGGCCGAGGCCGACGCTCCCCTGGGTGATGGCGCGGATCGGCCGGGTGGCTCGGTCAATGGCCTGGAGGATCACCTCCATCTTCAAGTCATTGGCCATGCTTCAGCTCCCAGCGTGTTCTGGCCCGCTCGCGCCATTCGATCAGATCAGAAAGGGCCAGCGGGTCCATGTCCGCCGGCGCCCAGTGAAAGACCACGGCCAGGTCGGCCATGGCGTCTTCTACGCAACGAGGGCAGCTTCCTTCGCCGACTTCTGCAGCAAAAAACCGGACACCGCGACACCGCAGGCCATCAGGTCGGCCGGGTCCATGGCGCCGATCTCGTGATCGGTGAGGCTGGGGGTGCTGATGCGCGGCAGCACCTTGCGCAGGGCGAGGACGTCCATCTGCACCAGGTCGACCAGGGTGACGCCGCGCAGCTCGCCGCTCATGGGCTTGCGCAGGGTGACGGTGTCGTGGGTGGTCTCGCCGCGCTTGATGGGGGTGTCGAGCGTGATGACCGCTTCATTGGGGTTCTTGGCCTTTTCGGCGGTGGTCTCGGGGGTTTCCATGGGGTTGCTCCTTGGGTGCGTTGGGGCCGCCAGCAGGGGCGCTGCTGACGGGTTGCGGAAAGGGGGGCGCTGGCTGTGCACGGCTTAGATGCCGAGGGCCTTGCGGTGCTCTGCCAGGCGGTCGTCGCCGTCGACGATGTAGACGAAGTTGAGCAGGTCGATCTCGATGAGGACCTCACCGTCGACGCTGAGCTTGTAGTAGGTCAGGGCGGTGGTGATCTTGTGCTCGGTGTCTTCGCCGGGCTCGGCGTCGCCGAAGTCGATCTCTTCATGCCGGCCGCGGGTGACGATCTCCACGGCGCTGACTTCGCCGGTGTCGTCGCGCTGCACCGAGCCGGAGAAGCGCAGCTGCACGCCGTCGGCCTTGGTAGCGCCGAACTGGCGCACGGCGATCAGATCCCAGCCGCCGAGGGTCCACTCCAGCTGCAGGCCGTCGTCGCTGTGGCCCATGTCGACCTTTACCGGGCCGTCCATGCCGCCGCCCCGGTAGGCCTCCAGCTTGCGGCCGAGTACCGGCAGGGTGACGGCCTTGGCGATGCCGAGGTAGCTGTTGCCGTCGTTGAACAGGTTGAGGTGCTTGAGTTTCTTGGGCAGGGCCATGATCGGGCTCTCCTACGGCGCGGCCTGGGCCGCGCAGGTGAATGGGTGTCAGGCGTTGACGGCGGCGGCGAACTGGACCAGGTGGCGGTCGGTGATGCGCTGGCGCAGCAGCAGGTTCTCCAGCGGCGGTACCGGGGTGTAGTCGTAGTCCAGGTAGAGCTTGCCGGCCTTGAGGGTGTCCTTGTCGTTGGCGGCCTCGTCGTACCAGCACTCGCCACCCAGCAGGTAGCCGTTGCGGATCAGCTCGCGGAACTTGGCGTTGATGCCCTCGACGATGTCGCGCACCAGGGAGGGGTGCATGGGCTTGTCCACCGCCCAGAAGTGCGCCTCGGCCATGGTGTCGGCCAGCACTTGCGCCGAGCGTGTGTAGTTCTCGAAGGCGAACAGCGGGTCAGCCGAGCAGGTGCGTGAGCCCCAGAAGCGGAAGCCGTCACGGCGGATCAGCGTTGTGACCTCGTCGGCGTTGAGCAGGCCGGCGTCGGTGGCGGGGTCCTGCAGGTCGAAGTAGATGTCCTTGGAGAGGCCCGACACGCCGTTGACCGGCACGTTGGAGAGGGTCTTGTGCCAGCCGACCTGCTCATCCAGCTTGGCGCGCAGGCCCAGGGCGCGGGCGATGGCGCTGGCCGGTGCGTTGGCGTTGGCGGCGGTGTCCCAGGAGACGAAGTCCGGCCAGATGAGCATCAGCTCACGCGCACCGAAACCGGCGCGGTAGGCCAGGGCCTCGGACACGGTCTCGCAGCCGTAGGCGTTAGCGTAGGCAAAGCCGCGCAGCTTCTCGGCGATGGACACCAGCTCGGTGGTGACCGGCAGCGAATCCAGGCCAGGCACGCCAAGGATGCGCGGTTTGACGCCGAGCTGGGCCTCGGCCGCCAGCAGGGCTTTCATGCCCAGGTATTCGCCGGTGGCGCTCACGCCGCCGATGATGTTGCTGGTGGTCTCGGCCTCGGTGGCACCTTCTTCGACGCGCACCACGACGGTGACGGGCGACGCCTGGTCGGCGATGGCGTCCAGGCTGCGCGCCAGAGTGCCCAGCTCGCCGGCGGAACCGGAGGCGGTGAGCACGTCGGTGAGCAGCACCGGCTTGTTGAGCGGGAACTTGACCGCATCAGCATCCGACGCGGTGCAGACCATGCCCACCACGGCGGTGGAAACGGTGCGAATGGGGCGCGTGCCCTCGTTGATTTCGAGGACGCGGACGCCGTGATGGTAATCGGTGGCCATGGGGTTGAGGCTCCTGGGCGAGTGCCGGATCAGTGAGCCTTGAGGGTGACGCGCGCGCGCAAGGGGCGCACGCGGCGGGCTGTGTAGCGGTGGGGGCTACAGCACGGACAAGAAAAAGCCCCGGCTTGCGGGGCTGGTATTCCAGGAATGAATCACGCCGCGGCGTTGCCGACGCCGGCCACGGCCGCCTCGATCGCGGCGATGGTCTGCTCGGCCAGCTGCTGCGCCTGCTCGACCTCGCCGGCGGCCATCAGCGTGCGGATCTGCTCCTTGGCGGCCAGGCGGGTTTCGCGGATGACGTACAGCGCCTCGGTGTAGGCCGCGGCCTCGGCCAGGATGCTGTCCGCTGCCTGCTGCGCGGTGCGGCCGTTGATGGCCCAGGCGGCGACGGTGCGGGGCACCGCGTCCGCGGGATAGCCGGCGTCAGCGAAGGCCTGCGCCTCGATGCGGGCGCGGTCGTATTCCACGGCGCGCAGGGGATCGCCGGCGACGGCGCGGCGGGCACGGTCGGCGGCGATATCTACCTTTTGGCAGATTTCACTGAGCGTTAGTTGCGCTGTTGGCTCAGCAGGCGGTGGGTAGAGGTTTCCATCCACGTCCAGGCGCCACCCTGGGCTGGCGTCTTGGGAGGCAACAGCAATGCATCCATTCGATGGTTGCCAGGTTAGTGCGTCATCCCACAGAACAACGTCATGAACTAAGCCGTCTTTTACAATCGCATATCGCATCTCGTCACCACTCGATCAGGAGGAAGCCAGGGGCGCCTGCGCCGCCAGTGGCGCCGCTCGCTGTTACATTGCCTATTACGCCACCAGCTCCACTGCCGCCGGACCCGTAGCCTCCACCGCTGCCACCGGAGTTCGCGGCACCAGCGTTGCCTTTTGAGGCACGGCCGCCACCGCCAAAAGGCGACGAGCCGCCAGCGCCGCCCATTGCGCCACCGCCGAGAGCCGCTCCAGAGTCCGTGCCGAAACTGCCTCCTGGGTATCCGGCACCGCCGATGCCACCGTTGGAGTTTGTCGTGCTGGGCGCCCCTCCAGCGCTGCCACCAGAACCACCTTGGAGCGCAAACAACGCACCCAGTGAGGTATTGCCAGCATTCCCACCAGCGCTGCCGACAGCGCCTGCAGTGCCACCTGCGCCAATGGTCACGGACAGAGTGGCACCAGGCACTACTGCGTAAGGGGCCTTTATTAGCGATTGCCCTGCACCACCGCCACCTGCACCGGCTGAAGAACTACTCGACGTGCCAAAGCTGCCGCCACCGCCACCACCACCTGCGCAAGCGCTTACCCAAATAGTGGTCACTCCGTCAGGGACTGTGAACGAGCCAGAGGATGTAAAACGTTGCCTCCGGACATAACTGGCCAGGGACGCACTGACTTTGTTGTCACAGTAGGCGCGGGTGGCCAGCACCACGCTGGGGTCGATTTTCAGGGTGATGCTCTGGGTGCTGCTGACCAGCAGGTTGAGCCGTACCACCTGGGTACGGCCACTGCCCTGGGCGAGCTGCGGCTTGAAGGTGGGCGGGCAGTTGGCCACGGCCACCAGGTCGCCGGCTTCGTCGTAGAGGCCGATCTCGCGGATCCACCAGCCGCCCACATCCTCGGGGATCACCTGCTCGGCGATGATGATGGAGGCGTTGTTGGGGTCGACCTTGAGCTGGTTGAGCGGCGCGCGACGGCGCTCGCTGATCAGGGCGGTCTGGAGGCGATCCGGCATGGGCTCGGCGCCGTTGCCATCCCCCACACCGAGTTGAGTGATGTTCCAGGCGATGCCCAGCGCCTGGGCGTTGGCCAGTCGTGCCTCACCGACGGCGGTGAGAATGGCCATGAACTGCGAGTTCTGGTCTGCCATTAGTAGATGTCCATATGGTCGATGACGTGTTCACGCGAGCCCCAGGCCAGCGTGCCGCTGACCTCGATGTCACGCGAGGCGGGTGGGTAGATGTCGAGTTCGTCGCCAGTGGTGAGCGCGGCGCCGATGTGGGCCGTGCCGGTGACGTCCAGGCCGATGGCCAGGCCCACCAGGTGGCGGCTGACGGGCTTGGCGTCGTCGATCAGCCAGGTGAGTTCCTGGTACATCTCTTCGGTAATGCCGGTATCCAGCACGCCGACCAGCAGGCGGAAGGTGCCGGGCGTGCCGAGCGGCGCCTCCTCCCACCACTCGCGCACTTCGATGAGGTAGCCCAGCGGCTCGACCACCCGGCGCAGCGCGCCGATCGTGCCTTTGTGCGCGTGGATGAAATACGCGGCCTTGATGGCGTCGCGCTTGGCGCGCTCAGGCCAGGCGCTGGACCAGCGATCGACGGAAAACGCCCAGGCGAGATACGGCAGCAGCTCCACCGGGCAGGTGTCTGGGTTCCAAAGCTGGCGCAGCGGTACCGGGACGCGCTCGATCTGCGCGAGGGCCTCGGCGGCGAGGCGCTCCAGCTCGCTGGCATTGGGTGGCAGCAGGCCAAGGCTCGCCATCAGGCCTCCGCCACCGTGACGGTGAAGCCGGTGCAGTACGGCGCCTGAGTTTCGGTGGCGACCACGTCGACCCAGCCGGGCAGCACTACGCGCTTGACGCCCTCGATGTGCAGGGCGGCGTCCAGGGCGGAGCGGTTGACCTCCTGCCCCAGGCGGCGGCGCTGGCTGACCAGGGCGAGCCCGCGGGCCTCGGCGGCGGCGCGGATCGGCTCAGCCTCGGGGCCGACGGTGTTGAGGTAGAGCACGGCATTGACGCTGTAGGGCAGCACTTCCGCGCCCTGAACGGTGAGGCGGTCGGCGACCGGGCGGCGGTCTTCGTCGCTGAGGTAGGCATCCACCGCGGCGAGCAGCTCGGCATCGGCGCTACCGTCGCCCAAGGCGCTCTGCACGGTGACGATGACCTCGGCCGGGCTTGGGCTGATACAGGAGGCGTCGGCCACACGGCCATCGGCGCTGCGCGCGTGGAAGATGTAAGCGTTGCGCGGGCCGGCGGTGCTCAGCCCCTCCATAGCCATCTGGATGCGCTCGCGCATGGCCTCGTAATCCTCCATCACGGCGGCAACCGGCGGCACGGCGCTGGGGTTGGCCGGGGTGATGGTCAGGCGCTCGACGTTGAAGCGTGCGCCGATCTGTTCCAGGTCCGCGCCTTGGGCAAACGGCAGCAGCACGGCGAGCGCGGCCTCGTTGACGCGCTGGCGCAGCAGGGTTTCGCGGTAGGCGTTTTCCTGCAGCAGCTTGGTCAGCGGCTCGGATTCCAGCGCCAGGGTGGCGGCGACCTCGGCCTGCTTGTCGGCTGGCCAGAGGCTGATGGCGAAGGCCTTGCGCTCGGCGAGGATGGCTTCGTAGTCGATCGGCTCAACCACGTCGGGCGGCGGCAGCTGGGCGAGATCGATCGGGGTAAAGGTGCTCATGCGGCGGCTCCCAGGGTGAGCGGCACGCGCAGGCTGAGCGGCTCGTTGCTGTCGGTGCGGCTGCCTTCCACGTCCAGGTAGGCCTGGCCGGGCTGCTCGCCGAGGCTGAGCTGCACGCGACTCAGGCGGATGCGCGGCTCCCAGCGCATCAGGGCCATGGCCACGGCGGCGTAGGCCTGCAGGCGGGTGGCGTCATTGAAGGGGGCGTCGATCAGGTCCGGCAGCAGGCTGCCGTACTCACGGCGCATCACGCGCGAGCCGATGGGCGTGGTGAGGATGTCGGCGATCGACTGGGCAAGGTGGGCGTTGCCCTCGATGGCGCGACCGGTGGTGGCGGACATGCCGATCATTTGGGCACCGCCGTGGTACCGGAGCCGGTTTGCACGCCGCCATGCTTGTGGGTGACCAGACTGATGCCGGATGCGACCACGTCTGCGCTGACGGTCACGGTTCCCGTGATATCGACGTTGCCGAGGATGGTGACGCCGCCCGGTGCGGTGAGCTGGGCCTTGCCGCCAGCCGGCAGAACGGCCTGCAGACGCTTGGTGATGCTGTCGTACTCGATGACGGCACCGTCGCGGTAGGTGCGGCGGTGCAGGCCTTCGCGGTCTCCGTTGGCCGGGATCAGGTCAGAGAACAGGCCTGTCAGCGCCACGCCCTGGGCGAGGTTGCCGGATGGGCTCAGCAGCACCACCTGCTCGCCGACGGTGGGCGGGTCCCACTCGCGGTCGGCACCGGCGCGCAGGTTCAACCAGGGGCGCCAGGCGGTGGTGATGTTGCCGCTTTTCACCTGGACGCGAGGCGGCTGCATCTGGACCGCTTCGATGGTACCGAAGCGGACGATGTTTTCGAGCAGGCGGGCGAGGTCGGCAATGTTCATGCCGCTGATGCTGCGGCTCGCGCGCGCGTGGCGCACGGTGCTGAGCCTGTAGCGCGGGCTGCTACAGGGCGAGGTCAGCGGGTGAGGTGTTCTAGGAGCTGGTCGCGGATCAATTCCAGGTCGGCATCGGTGAAGCCGAGCAGCTCGCGGCGCTCGTATTGCACCTCGGCCTGGCCACGATCGGGACGGTCGCGCAGGCCGTACTGGTGGACGCGGGCGATGCGGGCCACACGCCCCATGAAGCTGATGGCGATGGCGTCCGGGGTGCTGCGCAGCTTGAGATGCGCGGCCTGGCGCAGCTTGGTGAACATCTGGCGCTTGATGCGCCCGACCTTGCCGCGCAGCTTGCGGGGCTTTCGCGGAGCGTACGGGGTGCCGTCCGGGTTGCGCTGGCTGGCCACGCGCTGCTGCTGGCTGCGGCGCAGCTCGCGGCCGATCTGCTGGTTGAGCTGGCGACGGGCGCCGGGTTCCAGCCGGGCTAGCAGAGCGCCGGCCCAGTCTTCCAGGGCGCGAAGATCGTCAGCCATGGCGCACCGGATGCGGGCTGGAGATGTCGCCGCCGTCCTGGGCGGTGCTCTGCCACTCGGCCAGCAGCATGCCTTCGGCATACAGCTGCCAGGTACCCGCTTCCAGGAAGGGCTCCAGCTGGGGTTCGGCCGGGTGGGTGACGTCAAGGGCGCCTGTTGCCTGCTTTTTGACGACCACACGCTCGGTCAGTGGCAGCTTGATAGACAGGTCGACCTTGCTGTTGTCCAGGACGTCCGCCTCGAAGGCGATGGCGGTCTTGCCCTTCTCCAGGTTGGCCAGCAGTTCGTGCTGGTTGACCATGACCCAGGCGAGGAGGGGGATAGCGACGGCATCTGGGTGCCCGGCGAAGTCGGTAAGGATGACGTTGAGGGTGTAGCTGTACTCGAACGACAGCCCATGGGCAGCGGTGCTGCGGATGGTGCCGTTGTCGATGAATACCAGCAGACGGTCGGGGTTTTTGTGCAGCTCGGGCACGGCAGCGAGCAGGTGGGCGCGCAGGGAGTTGGGCTTGTTCATGGCTGGGTGCTTCGTGCGTTGTGGTCGACGATGAGGTCCACCTTGGCGGCACATTCGCCCCAGGCGGCCATGAGGTAGTCGGTGTCGTCGCTGAGTTCGCCGTTACTGGCCGGCGCCGCCGGGGCTAGCGTGCAGCGCGTCACGACCGGACAGCCACTGACGGTAAGCTGCGGCTCCGGTGATGGCGGGGCGCTCGTGCAGGCGGCGAGCAGCATCAGGCAAAGGCTGAGCAGCCCAAGTCGCATGGGTTGGGTCTTCACGGCGGCGTTCCTTCTTCTTGAGCTGGTCGGTGGCGTGGGCCTGGTGCAGGTCGGCAATGGTCAGTTGCAGGGCCTGCTGGTCGAGGCGCTGGGCGGCGACCTCGCTGGTGAGGCGGGTGATGGTGGTGGCCTGGTTGGCGTTGCGCTGCTGGGCGGTTTGCAGGCGCTCGCTGGCGAGATCCGCCTGCGCCTGGGCGGCCTCGATGCGCTGTTGCTGCACCCAGATCAGCAGGCAGAGCGCGGCGACCAGGGCGAGACCGTAGAGGAGCTGACGGGCGGTGGTCATGCCGCGCGCTCCTGCTCGCCGGCGAACTGGGCGAAGGCCCGGGCGAGCTTCACGTCGTAGAGGTTGCGGGCATAGTTCGGGCCGTTGTAGCGGCGGGCGAACTCGGCCCACTTCTTACCCTTGAGCGCCTTGTGCAGCGCGGGGTCGGTTTCGATGAAGGTGACGAAGGCGTCGAGCTGGGCGGCCTCGCTCAAGGCCATGGTGTCCGCGAAGTGCTGCGCGTCGTGGTAGCCGAGGCGCTGCCAGTGGTAGCCCATGATCTGGAACAGGCCCCAGCTGGCGGACTCGAGCGCGGCGGCCGCGTGGATCTGCTGTGCCTGGGCGAGACGCTGATGCTCGGCGGTACCGCCGATGTAGCCGCCTGACTTGCGGTTGATCAGGGCGGGATGCTTGGCGGCCAGTGCATCAGCCTCGGCCTCGCTCAGGCCATTGGTCTGGAGTCGGGCGTGCATGACGTGCCGTTCGAACAGGATCACCGGGCGGCCGTTGCTGGCGAAGCCCTCGCCGCGGCTCTCCACCTGGTTAATGGCCATGACGCTGGCCAGCGGCACGCCGAGGCGGTCGGCGGCCTGCTGCAAGTCCTTCCGCTTGAGGTAGCGCGAGGTGTCGTAGCCGTGGAGCGCCGCCAGCGTCTTCGGGCCCGCGACGCCATCGTCCACCAGGCCGGCGCGGCGCTGGTAGGCGGCCACGGTGCGCTCGGTCTGCTCACCGAAGTCGCCGTCCACGGCTACAGGGAAGCCGGCCAGCGTGAGTGCGGCCTGCAGGTTGCGCACGGAGAGGCCGCGCGAGCCGATGATCAGGAGTTCGCTCATAGCTCGTCCACCTTCTTCTTAAGCACGCGCCTGGCTGCCTCGCGGCTCACCTCAACGCCAAACAGGCCGACCATGCAGGCGAGGAACACGCCGGCCTCCTGCGGTGCGCCGATTAGCGACGGGCCATAGGAGACGCCGACGCCTAGCAGGCCGCAGAGCGGTGCTTCGAGTGCGAGCTGCCGCACCTTCCCGCCGCTGTAGATGATTCGCCAGGCGGCGATGAGCATCGCCAGCGCGCCGGCGTAGAGCGCGGGGAAGTTGTGTTCCAGCCAGGTGGCGAGGAACGCGTAGGTTTCCGGTCTGTCAGGCATTCGCTTCATTCCACTGTCCGCTGGGCGTGAGGGTGTTGATGTGCTGGACCACTTCGCCCAGCTGAGCCGGGCTGTAGCGCTGGGGCATGGGGAAGCCGAGCGCGGCGGCGCAGAACTCGCTGCAGAACCAGCGACGCCGGCTGTGCAGGCCGACCGGCAGCAGCTGGCTGCCGAACAGGCCGAAGAAGTCGTAGCCCTGACCGGCGTTGGCGCGGAAGACACGGGCGATCTGGCGATAGTCCGCCCAGGGCAGCGGGATCAGGTCCCAGTGTTCGAGGTTCAGCTCGATGTGCTTGGCACGCACGCCACCGTCCATGGCCGAGGCGGACAACCAGCGGCCATCGGCCAGGACCAGTTCGCAATGGCTGTACTTGGAGCGCGTCCAGAGGCGGACCAGGCGGTTGAACAGCGTGCCGCGACCCTTGTAGAGGGCGAGGTAGATCAGTCCCATAGGTTCACCACTTGGCGTTGTTCGGCTTGCGGGGCGGCATCCGGCAGGGTGACGGCGGTGCCGTGGGGGATTACGGGCCCGAGATCGGCGAGACCGGGGTTGGCGTCGAGGACGGCCTCGGTAACTCCGGCGGTGCGGCCGTAATACCGCCAGCAGATGGCGTCGACGGTGTCGCCCTGGTTGGCGATAACGGTGGTCATCAGAGCAGCTCCACCGTGGTGTGGCTGATGCCGAGGATGCTGCGCAGGGCGTGGCGCGCGTCGCGGCGCAGCTCGTCGATGTTGGTGCTGTCCTCGGTGGCCTTCTGCTCGCCGCTGTTGGTGGCGTCGAAGCTGCGGTAGCGCTCGACCAGTTCGGCGGTGGCGCGGCAGTAGATGGTGCGGCGGTAGAGGTGCAGCAGCTGGCTTTCGCCCTTGATCTGCGGTGCCGGCACGTCTGACAGGGTGAGGTGGCCCTCTTCAGTACGGGCGCGGCGGTATAGGTCGAGTTCGCGGTTGGCCTCGATCATGGCGTTGATCGCGGCCACCTCGATGCGCTCGGGGGTGACGCTGGCGTCCAGGCGCATGGCGGCGCGCAGGTCGAGGCAATCGATCACCGGCCAGAAGGCATCATTCTCGATCTTGTGCTCGGCGGTGGTGGTGCCTGTGGCGATAAATCCGCTCATGCCTATCGCTCGAATGGGTCGGCGGTGGTCGGGGCTTCACGACTAGGCCAAGGAGAAAACCTGTCGATCCGCCCCGAGCCGCCGGGTGCGTGGGGACGCTCAGTTAGCGGAGGGTTCGCCGGTGCCGGTGCTGGCATCCGGAGCGCCCTGGTCGGCTTCGTCGCCCTTGGCCTGGTCGGGCTGGGGCTGATCGTCTGCCGGGGGCTCGCCGGTACCGGTATCGGTAGGCGCGCTTTCCGCGTGTTTCTTGAGGAGGCGCTCGGCGCGCTCCAGATCCTTCTTGCCACCGCAGCTGTTGTGCAGCTCGATGGCGCGTTTGAGCAGGTCGATGCCGAACTGCAGCCAGGCCCGTTCGTCCGGGGTGAGCGCTTCGGCGTCGTAGTTGAGCTGGGCCAACTGGGCGCGGCCTTGGGCGAGAACCAGCTTGGCGCGGGCCTCGTCGGGCATGTCCTGGTCGGCGGTGAGCTCGGCGGTGCGGTTGAGGGTCACCAGCGGGAAGGTTTTGCCGGCCTTCTGGGCGTTGAGCGCCGCAGTGGCGACTTCCTCGGCTACCAGGCAGCCGGTGGTGCGGTTGAAGCGATCCGGCATCACCAGCTGGTGGCGCAGCACGTACTCGGCGATCTGCAGGCCGCCGTCGAAGTCGCTGGCGTCGAAACGCCAGACCATGACGGTGACCAGCACGTCGTCTTGGGCGCCTTGGCCTGCCGCGAGTACGCCCTCGATGTAGGGGACGTAATCCGGCAGCAGCTCGGCTTTGAGCTTCGCCTTGCCTTCCGTGGACTGCACCTGCTTGAGGCGGAACTGGTCTTGCTGCAGCTTGGCCAGCATCACCTCATAGCCGGTAGCTCCATCCATTAGCGCGGCGGGGGCGGCGGCTGCCGCCTCCTGGGCTGCGCGCTTGCGCAGCTGGTTACGTTGGGCAAGGGTCAGGCTCATGGCTTAGACCTTCTCTACGTTTTCAACCAGGGCGACCAGGCCGAGGTCTTCCACGACGTAGGCGTCGTTGGAGGACTGGTAGTCGGCGATGCGGTCGTACTCCGGCTCGTCCTTGAGGTGGCGGCGGCGGGCGCCTTCCTGCCAGTAGATCGACAGGTTGCTCAGGGTGGTGACCAGCACGGTGCCGTCCGGGAAGTAGGGCGCGTCGAGGATCGGCAGGCCGCCCAGCCGGGCGCGGGTGACGATCTCCTGTGCGGCGTTCTCTTCCTGGTTGGAGGTGGCGCCTTTCTCGACCGCGGCCAGCAGCTTCTCGTGCATCAGGTTGCGCGAGACGATGACGACCAGGTCGGGGTGGCTGCGGTGCCACGGGTCCAGCATCTGGACGGCATCGAAGACCAGACCATCGAGGGTCTTGTAGTCACCGGTGGCGCCGACGGTGACTTTGCCAACGGTGGAGCCTTCATCGAGCACGCGATCCGGAGCCTTGGTACGAATCTTCTGCAGCCAGCCGATGTTGACGTCCTGGCGCAGCGGGTAGGTTGCCGGGTTGGTGGCCGCGGCGGCGGAGACGCCGTTCCAGCCAATCATCAGGCGGTCTAGGGCTTGCCGCTGGGCGATGGCTGCGGTGAGGCGGGTCTGGAAGTCCGGGAACTTGGCCCAGGCATCGAGCAGCACGTAACGGAAGGCGCTGTCGAAGTTGGTCTGCTTGCAGGTGTAGTCGTCCTTGGACAGAGCCTGATGCTCGCCAGGGTTACGGCGGTTGCCGCCTGCGGTGTCGGTGCGGCTGGCGATCGGGCCGTTGACGCCCAGCAGTAGGGCCTCGCCCGACTGCTCCATCACGCCGATGACGTTGATGCGGCCGAGCAGGGCGGTGGATTCCTGGATGGCAGCCTCCAGGTTCTGCTGCACGCTGGGCTCGACGTTGAACTTCACGGCGGCGCTGTCGACGCCGTTCAGCTTGGCCACCTGTGCCAGGTAGCCGTTGTAGGCGATTCGGGTTTCGTTACGCATGGTGTGCTCCGAGTGGGCGCTGGTGATGGGTCAGAACTTGGCCAAGGCTTTGCCGTCGCCACCGGTGGCGGGTGGGCGCTGCTGTTGGCTGTGGTCCTCGGTATCGCTGAGGCGCGTGACCAGGTCCGTCAGCTCGGTTTCGAGCTTGTCGACCTTGGCGCTAAGCTCCTGGCGAGCCTTCTGTTCTGCGGTGAAGGCTTCGCCTTGCTCCTGGGCATGCGAGGCGAGGGCCTCAACCGCTTCGGTCAGCTCGGAGAACTGGGCGTCGTCCTTGACGGCTTTGTCCTTGCTCTTGCCGAGGGCTTCCATCACCCGGGAGAACAGGCCGGCGACCTTGCTCTCGCTGTCGGTGACTTCCTCGAATTCGAGGGCAACCTCGATGGCCTCGGAGAACAGGTTTTCCGGGTCGTTCTTCCGTGCCTTGAGGGGGTTGGCGTCGGGGTGCTGGGCGCTGAAGGTGAGCATCTCGGTGCCCAGGCTGGCCGGGGTGTCGGTGACTGCGATGCCGTCCAGGTACGCGCGGCCGGTGTCGGCGAACTTCGGGCGGATCTCGATGCTGGTGAAGATCTTCTGTCGCGCCTTGTTCAGGGCGATGAGGTCGGCGGTCGGCTCGATCTGGGCGAACAGGGCCAGCTTCTTCTTGCCGGCGACTTCGACTTCTTCGGTTTTCAGGGCGACGACGTCGCCGTAGGCCTTGAACGGGCCGTCCGGCAGCAGGCTACGGAAGTGCTCCAGCCAGACGCGGGCGCCGTAGGTGTTCGGGTTGTAGGTTTCGGCAGCGTCCACCAGCCATTGACGTTCGATGGTGCGGCCGTCGGTGGTGGCGCCTTCGACGGCGACGCGGAAGAACTTGCTGCGGTACTTCTTGGCGGTGGGGTTGCTTGCGGCCATGGGGCTTTCCTCAATCCGGGGCTGTGGGCCTTTCGTTGAGGGCATGGTCGGCACCCGGCGGGGGCGCGGCAACGCGGTTGGCTTGTAGGACAGAGCGATACAGGACGCGCCGGTAGGGGCTCGCGCGCGCGAGCGGCAGCATCGGCGCCATGAACGCTATCGTCGAACTCCCTACCGATCACCGCCGCCACGCCAAGCACCTGTATTGGCAGGGCTATCGCGTCTGCGAGATCGCCGAGCTGCTCGGCGAGAAGGAGAAGACGCTGCACAGCTGGAAGGCCCGGGACGAATGGGACCGGGCTACGCCGTTGGAGCGCATCCAGGCGGCCACCGAGGCCCGCCTGGTGCAGCTGATACTCAAGGAACCGAAGAGCGGCTCGGATTACAAGGAGATCGACCTGCTCCACCGGCAAATGGAGCGGCAGGCCCGAATCCAGCGCTACCAGGACGGCGGTACCGAAACCGACCTCAACCCGGAGCTGGCCAAGCGCAACGCCGGGGAGAAGCGTAAACCCAAGCGCAACGACATCACAGAGGAGATGGTCGAGAAGCTCGTCGAGGCGTTCCTCGACGGGTGCTTCGACTACCAGAAAGACTGGTACCGAGCGGGTAACCAGCGCACCCGGGCCATTCTGAAGAGCCGGCAGATCGGCGCGACGTTCTACTTCGCCCGCGAGGCGTTGATCGATGCGCTGACCACCGGGCGCAACCAGATCTTCCTATCGGCCAGCAAGGCGCAGGCGCATATCTTCAAGGCGTATATCCAGGCCTTCGCCCGCGACACGGTCGGGGTGGAACTCACCGGCGACCCGATCATTCTGCCGAACGGCGCCGAGATGCACTTCCTGGGCACCAACGCGCGCACCGCCCAGGGCTATCACGGCAATTTCTACTTCGACGAATTCTTCTGGACGTTCAAGTTCAACGAGCTGAACAAGGTGGCCAGCGGCATGGCCATGCAGAAGCAATACCGGCGCACCTATTTCTCGACGCCCAGCTCGATGGCGCACGAGGCCTATTCGTTCTGGACGGGCGAACGCTTCAACAAGGGCAAGCCGGCGGCCAAGCACCTCAAGCTGGATGTGAGCCACGACGTGCTGCAGCAGGGACGGCTGTGCGAGGACCGGATCTGGCGGCAGATCGTCACCATCCTGGACGCCGAAGAGCGTGGTTGCGACCTGTTCGATATCGACGAGCTGCGCCTGGAGTACGACGCGGCGGCCTTCCAGAACCTGCTGATGTGCCAGTTCGTCGACGACGGGGCGAGCATCTTCCCGCTCAACCTGCTGCAGCCGTGCATGGTGGACAGCTGGTCGGTGTGGACGGACTACCAGCCGATGGCCATGCGGCCGTTTGCCGATCGGCAGGTATGGGTGGGCTATGACCCGGCCGAGTCTGGCGATTCCGCCGGGCTGATCGTGGTGGCGCCACCGCTGGTACCGGGCGGCAAGTTCCGCGGCCTGGAGCGGCATCAGTTCCGCGGGATGGACTTCAACGCACAGGCCGAAACGATCCGCCAGGTGACGCGCCGCTACTGGGTGACCTACATCGGCATCGACACCACCGGCCTTGGCAGCGCGGTGGCGCAGCTGGTGCGCCAGTTCTTCCCGGGCTTGAAGACCTTCTCCTACAGCCCGGAGGTGAAGACGCGCCTGGTGATGAAGGCTTGGGACGTGATCAGCAAGGGCCGGCTGGAGTTCGACGCCGGCTGGACTGACCTGGCGTCGTCGCTGATGGCCATTCGCAAGACGGTCACGCCCGGCGGGCGGCAGTTCACCTATACCGCCGGGCGCAATGAACACACGGGCCATGCCGACCTGGCTTGGGCGCTTTTCCACGCATTGCACAACGAGCCGCTGGAGGGCCAGACCGTGGCCAACACCGGCATCATGGAGATTTACTGATGAGCAAACGTCGCAACCGTAACCAGCAGGTGGCCACCACTGACCAGGTGCGCCAGGGCGAGGTGCTGGTCAAGGGCGAGGGCGGGCAGTCGATGGCCTTCACGTTCGGCGACCCGATGCCGGTGCTCGATGGCCGCGAGATCCTGGACTACCTGGAATGCTGGGCCAATGGCCGCTGGTACGAGCCGCCGGTCTCGCTGGACGGGCTGGCGAAGTCGTCGAAGGCGAGCGTCTATCTACAGTCGGGCCTGATCTTCAAGCGCAACGCGCTGGCCCGCACCTTCATCCCGCACCGGCTGCTCAGCCGGGCGGCCTTCGAGCAGATCGTCATGGACTGGGGCTGGTCGGGCAACCTGTACCTGGAGAAGCGCGACAACATGCTTCGCCAGGCGATCGGCCTGCAGCCCTGCCTGGCGAAGTACATGCGGCGCGGTACCGACCTTGCGACCTACTACCAGGTGCGCGGCTGGAAGGACGAGCACGAGTTCAAGACCGGCAGCATCTGCCATTTGCGGGTGGCGGATATCAACCAGGAGATCTACGGGCTGCCGGAGTGGCTGCCGGCGCTGCAGAGCGCGCTGCTCAACGAGAGCGCCACGCTGTTCCGGCGCAAGTACTACCAGAACGGCAGCCATGCCGGCTTCATCCTGTACATGACCGACGCGGCGCAGAACGAGGACTTCGTCACCGACCTGCGCAACGCGATGAAGAACAGCAAGGGCCCTGGCAACTTCCGCAACCTGTTCATGTACGCGCCGAACGGCAAGAAAGACGGGTTGCAGCTGATCCCGATCAGTGAGGTGGCGGCGAAGGACGACTTCGGTGCGATCAAGAACATCAGCCGCGACGACCAGCTGGCGATGCTGCGCATCCCGCCACAGCTGATGGGTGTGGTACCGCAGAACGCGGGGGGCTTCGGTTCGATCCGGGAGGCGTCCCAGGTGTGGGCCGTCAACGAGCTGGAGCCGGAGCAGGCCCGGTTGCGGCAGATCAACGACTGGCTGGGGGAGGAGGTGGTGCGCTTCCGGCCGTATGAGGTACCGGCGCAGGGGGAGTGACAGAGTGAATGAAAAGGGTACGCATATTGTGAGTACCCTTTCGTAGCCAACCTGCTACTCACAATGTGAGTAGCAGCCAGAGGGCTGCCAAATATGCAGACCCTTTTCATTCTGCTGGCCGTTCAAACACCCAGCATCGCACGGTCTTTCCGGCAAGCCGGCTGCTAACCGAGTAGTTCTTGTGCAGGCAGCGCGGCGACTCGCTCTCCTCCAGTCCCTGATACAACTCCCGGTCAAACCTCAGCGGATAGCCATGCTCGATCAGCAGGTCGGCCAGCCCCGGCATGTTCACCGCCAGAAGGTTGGCGGCCTTGGCGTGGTTGTAGTCCACCCCCTTGCCATCCAGAAAGGCCAGCGCCTGCCAGAACTCCTTAACCACGTCCGGGGCCTTCGGTGCGGCGCGGCCTAAGTTATCCAGCTCAGGTACCGGCAGGCCCAATGCATTGGACACGTCGGCCAGTTGCTGGTGGATCAACTGGCGCAGCTCCCGGTCGCGGGTTCGGTACAGCTCCTTGGCCAGCGACAGGCGTAGGCGGTGGTTGGAGATGCGCGAGGCCGCTGTCGTGCGCCCTCCCATCTGGTAGCCGCCAGTCTTGCGCAGTGCTGGCAGCACTTCATCACAGACCCAGGACTCGAAGCGCTTGGCCTCTTCCTTCCTGCTTTTGATGATCAGTCGGTAGAGGTTGCCCTCGTCGATGAACTGAAGTTCCTGCTGGCCCTTCTCGGTGAGGGTGTAACGTTTCGTTATACCCTTCTCCCGGCAGTGGTCGCCCACCGTCTTGCTCGCATTGCTGTAGCCAAGGACTGTGCAAATGTCCTTCGCGCAGAACCAATGCTCTCCATTTTCCTCGGTAATCACGCGCACCGGCAGGGCTTCAAACTCAAACAGAACGGGCATTGTCATCGGTGCGCTCCTTACAGAATCTCTTCTAGGGTCCGCCCTGCGGCGTTGAGTTTGCCCACCAGCGGCTGCAGCAGGCAATGCAGGTGGTCGCCGCCGAGATGCTTGTGGTGGGCGGCCTGGAGCAGTTCCAACAGCAGGGCCATCGCGCCGTCCAGGCAGGCCAGTTCGCGGTGCACATCCTCCAGGCGCTTGAGGTCGCCCAGTATGGCGCCGAGTTCGGCGAGCTGGCTGTCGAAGTGGTTGGCCTTGAGCACGGCATTGTCCACGCCTTGCAGCGGGCTGAGGTGGGCGTGCAGATCGGCGAGGCGGTCGAGAGTGCGGCTGAGCATGATGGAACTCCTGTACTGGTTGGAGTCCGCCGCCATTGCTCTCACGCTAATGGAGGCGAACCGTGCGCGGGGTGAGAGACCGGGGTACAGGATCCCGGCCGGGCCGAAGCCCGCCCACGCACGGCCCGCCATTACGCGGGCACAAAAAAACGCCTTTCGGCGCCGTGCGCCTGTACCTGAACGGGCTCTCACCCCCGTGCCGCTGGACTTACAGCGACGGGGCAAGCCTACCCCCATCCCCCTACCCACGCAAGCGCCCCGAGGTGCGTTAAACGCACCGCATTCGTGCGCCGGAGGCCCGCCGGCACCCCATCCGGCACCCGGCGCGCGCCCTCGTCCCCCCGCCACGCCCCCGGGCTAAATGTGTCTTTTTTTCTGCGCGCCTGCGGACAGCTCTATGCGGCCCATGCAGTGGGCTGATGGCTGGGTATGAGGTAGAGCAAAACCCTGCGTTTCCCTGCAGGAAGAGCGGTTCTGGACGCTCCCGAGCTGTATCCGGGGGATGGGCTTATGGGGGGCGATTTTCAGAAAGAGTAATTTCTGCAATCTGGTTGCAGAGCGACCCTGGAGGCCGCGTCGTTCGGGGCTTCTGAGATTACAAAGGGAGGTAACTTAGAGGTAATCAAAAAGGTAATTTTTTCTAAGGTGCTGATTTTCAAGGCTTTTTTAGAGGCCCGATATCACCCTATAAAAGAGTAACCAGATTACCTTTATGTTACTTGGAAGTTACCTTTTCCCATCGCCGGAAAAGCCTTGCAGATCAGGGCTTTGCGCCCGTTTCCCGGTCGATGTTACGGAAATTACTCTTTCTGCAGACCCCCCACTACCTGAGAAAACAGCCTCACGTGTGGGGCGCACGCGCATGTACGCGTCGGTCCTGCTTGTTACGTGGCTTGTTACGCTAGCCTGCGTCGGCATCAGCCTTGATCGGGCTGGAAGCCTTGGTATTCGTGGTGCCGGCACCAGGAGTCGAACCCGGGACCTACTGATTACAAGTCAGTTGCTCAACCAGCTGAGCTATACC